GGCCCCTGCGGCTCGGGCTGGGCCAGTGCGGCGCGGCGGTTCCAAGCGTTGTAGGCAGCCTCGTCGTCACAGATCGGATCGGCAGCACGCTCATCGCACGGCCCCTCGGTGCCGCACTCGTTGCACTCGATGTAGCCCTGGGATCCGAAGAACTCGTAGCGCAAATTGCTGGAGCCGCAGAAGGGGCATGGCAGTAGGTCAGTCATTCTGGGCAGCGGTGAATAGGTTGGCAGCGATTTCATTGCGGCGCTTCTGCGTCTGCCAAACAAGCTGGATGTAAGCGTTTGCGACAGCAGCAAGTAGCAATCGCTCTTGCATGTCAAAGCAGTAATCCTTTCGCGCATACCTGAGCGTGTGTTCTAGGTCACGCAGTCGGCCTCCTGGAATGGGCCATGCCATCCTGTCAAAGTGAACAAAAGGACTACCTTTGGGGATGATGATGTCAGTCATCGGTTTTTAGTAGCAGGGGTTTCCAGCTCGGCGGCAATGGCGAGGAGTTTGGCGCGTTTGCGCTGGTGGTCGGTGTAAAGCTCAATGTCGCAATGCCCGTTGTTGCAGGCACCCCAATCAGGCTCTTCCAGATGCGGCGCCACCTGATCTGCAGCAGCTCGCAGGGCGGCGGCGATGCTCGGCTGCCCATTCCTGAGCGGTAGGGCGTAGGCGGCATTCAGCACTGCCTGTGCCTGGGGCGAGAGTGAATCGTTAGTCATTGGTCGGCCTCCTGCTCCAGATCACGTGCAACGGCATTCCATGCGCTGTTTGGTCCAGGATTATCCCTGAGCCACTTTGCTACAGCACGGATCGCGGCGCGGGCCATGGAGCCCTGCTCCTTAACGCTTTCCATTAAGGCGCCTTCAACCCCCTCAATCAGTGAACTCCTAATCTGGCTTGGATTAGGAGTTGGCTTGAGATTAGTCTCTAGCGCTTCCACGTGATGACCAATAACAGCCACAGTCTTTGACAGCTCTAGCAACGGCGCTCTAAGCAGCTCCATAGCAGCCACAGTGCTCGGGCTCAGAACTACGCCGGGTTCGATGTCGCTCATGATTTAAATACTAAGCAAGTGCGGTAATGTTAATGGATTCATTGTGTAAATTCCAGTTATTTTCACCAATCGCGTCGTCAATAACGTGAAACCTGAGACCGTTTTCAAGAATCACATAGTTGCCCAAGTGATTAACGACCCTAGTCTTTTCACTGCTGAATCCATCTTTTACGTGAATCAAATTAATCAAGCAACCAATTGGAGGACGACGATCATTGATCATTCTTCACCTCGCCCTTGCTACCGTCTTGAATCTTTTTAACCAGGTGAGCAGCGAATGAAACATGTGTCATTAGTGCATGGGGATTAGGTGGTCGCCCATAGCTATCGGTCCACCAAGTAATAAACTCTGCTTTGATTTTTGATTCTTGCATAATCAAACAATTGCTGTGACGAGACTGTTAACTGCGACCCAAGTTTTTGAGTCGCGATCATAGACCACTACGCCTTTGCGCTTAAGGCTTTTGAATCGCTTTTCGACAACAAAGAAAAAACCAGTGGAATTGCTTTTGGAATACCTAGGCGCAACATAGGAAAAAATTTCATCAATGTTGCCTTTGCCTGCTTCTACGGCTTGAACGATTAAATCGTCAATTTGCTCCATGAAGTGAGCCGTGTCGGATGGAAGTGTCATTGTTTTAAAAGAAAGAATCAGTTTTGCCGTTGCTCCATTTTTTGATAAACAACAGCAAGCAGTTCATCAACAGACATTGAGTCGGCTGATCGAAAAAGCTTGCCAGCGTTTTCAAGTTTCATGGATTCAACAAGTCCTGAGTTGACAACCGTAAACTCAAGTCGCTGACCAGTTGCAAGTGAGAATGAAGGCGGACCATAGTGAGTTACGTCAACAGTATCCGTATAGCAGGTTAAATCAGTAACAATGTAACCATGCAGAAGAAAACAATAGCCTGAGCCTGGCCAACTTACAAGAAGCTTTTGACCATCTGAAATGACACACCCAAGATAAAAGCTTTGCTGAGTCAACACAGAATCAAGCCTCCAGCATCAGGATTTCTTCAATATTGCGATTTAACAATTTCGCCAAATCGGCTTTTGCTTTTTCTAGGCAAGCTTCCATTCGCTTGATTTCAAGCAAGCGCTGCTTGATTACGCTTTTTGCAGCATCGCGCTGGCAAACCTCAAACTCAGCCAGTGCCTCTTTGAACAATTCATCGGTTTCTGCCGATAGCTCAAGATTTGAAAAAGTGGTAGCAAGGTTGCTCATTGATGTTTTGCGATAGGTGGCAGAGGCATTAGCGTGATCGCCTCGTCACCAAACAGTACCACCCAGGACAAACGGTGTCAACCCCCCCTAGGCGCCAAAAAGCAAAATTTAAGCTTTCTGCCCTCGCCCCAGCCCCTTTTTCTTTTTCTTCTCTGCAGCTTTTTCCGCTTTCTTGTCTTTCGGCTTGACATAAGGATTTTCAATGCAGTGCAAAAAAGTCTCCGCGTAACCGGGTGGGTCTAATTCTGGATGCACTGTGAATATTGTCGTCCAATTCGGGGCGGAAGACATCTTTGGGCGTTCCAGGACTCAGCAACCTCGACTTCTGGTACTATAGTGCCTATTGGTCCGCTCAATCACATGACCCCCGAAATCAAGCCTGTTCGCCTAGGTGGGAAAAAGAAGTCTCCTGTTGTTGTAAAAATCAGTCTTGATGAAGCAACATCTTTGAGGCTGATGGCGATGAAACCCAACAGCATCACGACCAGCGGCTTCTGCGCAATGATGGTCGAATACGGGCTGAAGGCCTGGGAGAAGGTCGAGCAAGGGCTTGCCGAGGGCTGAGCCAGGAATTGAGCAGGGGCGCTCAACAAGGCGTCTTCTCGGGGCTAAAACGAGGCTTCCAGCGCAGTCGGAGACTCGATCTGCCCGAAGTAAAGCAGCTCGTGCTCATCAGAAGTTGACAGTGTTTCACTCAGCTCTTTTTTCATTTTCTTCACCTTATCAACATTGATACCTGTATCTGTTAGGTATCTTTTGTTTGTAAATGCGAAATCGCAAAGATCGTCCAATCGAGACAAAATGGAATTTATCTTACCTTTATTCTCACGAAAAGCATCTATGCTCATCAAATGAAAACTGTCTTCCGATTTAATTTTCAACCAATCAGCAATAACTGACTTTTGCATTTGCAAAAACAGCCTAGATAGCCTAATGCAGTTTTTTCTGAAAGACCTCTTGTCTTCATAGTTGAGGAACTTATAACTTTCACCGTCGTAAATTGCAAAAGCATAGGAAGTGCCAGCAAAGCCAGATTGATAAGAAAAGAGCTTCCATAACTCACCTGCAATTTTTATTCTGTCGCCTAGTTGAAGATTTCTAGGCGGGGCAAACGAATCCCCAACATAGCAATATATTCTTGTATTGCTCCACCTGCACTTGTCATCTTTATTTCTGTTGCATACAGGGCACGGGTTCCTGCGTGATGAATGTTGCATGATTTCAGAACTTAAAAGGCTTCTCGGTCATTGCATAATTTTCAGCAGCAAATAATATATTCGATATTCCAGTCGCTCCATGCCTGTTTTTTAATGCAATATATTCATAGTCCATTTGATCATGCTCTTTGTCGTAATAATAAGGCCAGTAATTACCAATAATTACATCGGCATCTTCTTCGATTCGCCCAGACTCTCGCAGATCAGACATGACAGGGCGCTTGTCAATTCGTGTTTCTACGCCCCTGTTTAACTGACAAACGGCAACAATATCGACTCCAGTTGCAAGCGTAACGGTTTTAAGCTTTCTTGTTGCGTTACCAATCATCAGTGCCCTTGTATCTTTGCTACTTGAATCAGAATCAATATCAAGCAATGTCAAGTAGTCGATAATCACCAATGCAAGATTCTTATTTCTTCTTTTCTCTGACTTGATTCGCGTTGCGACCTGTGCAGGGGTAACTTCGTATGCGTCAACGAAGATCAAATTTTCTATGATTTTATCAATTGGCATCGAAGTAATTCTTTGTCTTTGTTCGACGTTCATTTCCTGTCTCACAATCGCCCCATAGCTCAAAGGTTCTCCACCAGAGCGCAGGCACTTCAGATAGTCCATGCACGAGATCATGCGCTGACAGATCTGCCTACCAGACATTTCAAGAGAATAAAAAAGAACCTTGCAGTCATTCAAGGCCGCATCAATTGCAAGATTCATGGCCCAAGTTGACTTGCCACTGCCAGGGCGCCCACAGGTAACAATTAATCGCCCATCCGACCCGTTTTCGTAGTGATTAAGGCCCCCGCCAAGAATCGCATTCAAACCAACAAAGCGAGTCCTGATAACACGGTTGTCAAGCTTTGGGCCTAGAAGTACATCTCTTGCTTCTAGAAATGGATGAACCTTTTCTTCGTACGAATCCGCCCCTTCAATCAGGTCAGCCGCCCCCAGGACAAGCCCAAGAGCGCCCTGAGCCTCTTTCCTGCTGCAACGAGATTCAATAATCTCAAGTGATTTCTTGAGAGAGTCTTTGATGCGAGTTCTTGAATGATGTAAATACCAAATCGGCATTATCTGATCTTGCCATACTTTTATATCTTTCTCTACCGCACATGCTGCTATTTGATCAATAAAATCCTCTGCCGTTACTGTGTCGCAGCCAGAAAGATTCTTCAGGCGAGTCGAAACGGTAATGTCATTTGTAGGGGCTTGGTGAAAAGTAAGATACTCTTCCTTCAAGCACTCAAACATGAACTTATTAAAGGCATCGGAAAAGATGTCCTCTCTTGCTGGAAGAGTAATAAATTTATCAATCCATTCGTTGTCTCCAAACCCAAAGCAAAGATGGTTGTAAGCAGCAGCCAGAAAATGCTTTTCAATCTCAATTGAATCTTCGTGCGATTCAAAAGCTTCAATGTCAAGAACGCTCATTCCGAAAACGCAGGCAGGGATACAGATAAAGCTAATCTATCACAAATCAAGCACGGCTGCCTCATCCCCTTCAAATTTACTTACAAGAGTTGCGGCAGAGGGGCGCCCACTACCTTGAAGCTGCCCCCATCCCCCCGCCTTGGGTTTTTTCCCAAATTTCTCCCAATTTGAATATGTGATTGAATGCCACTTCTTTTCCCCAGCAAGGGACCTGTCGATGGCTTCCTGTAGTTGATTTTTAACTTGTTCAATCCCGCCTCCTGGGGCCGTTGCAATACGTATAAGGTTGTCAATCAATCCATTGAAAGCAGTGTTTGTTTTTGCCCCGCCTTTGTGATTGTTGAAGAAGCCGCAAATCTGCTCAGCAATACTTTGAAGCTTTACAGGAACAACATCTTTTGTTGCAACAAATTTTCTTGATGAAGCGACAGGCGCAGCTGTTGGCGACTGACGGGTAGAGGGCAAGGGCGAGGCGGCGGGAATTGATTGAGATGGGGCAGAATCTTGCACTTTCTCCCAAAGATTCAACTTGTAAACGCTGATTAGCTGTTTATCTGCATCAAGCCTCGTTACCTTTTGAATCAGTCCCTTTTCTTTGAGCAGTGACATGCAGCTAACAGCTGTTGTTTTGGATACATTTGCACAGCTGCAAATCGCCCCATAGCTTGGCTGAACACCGTTAACATCCCCAGAGCTGTCAGCAAGGAACTGAAGCGCTATCAATACACACATTTCTGAAGTGGTAAGCCAGCCCCCAGGGGTTTCCAGTTGCTTTTTGATAATCCAATTTGGTATCGCTGTGAAGGGATACCTACTTTCAAAAGAAGCCATGTTCAACCTCTTCTGCAAGTCTTAGCCCAGCCTTGGCTACCTCAAGCTGCTGCTTACATAGCAGATTGAACTTATTTTTGTCGCCCTTGCTGGCTGCTGAAATTTTCAACACAGCCAATGAGTTGATCATCGAACAAATCTCTTCCTCTTGCTCTACCTGTTCAATTGTCATGATTGGGCGAATTTCAGACAACCGAATTGCTATTCCAATTGGGTCCAAATCTTCTTTCAAGCATTCCTGTGATGATTCTGTTGATGTCATTTTCAGTGTCTTCGATGGTTTTCCTGAATTTATAATAAAGGTCAGATTCCTCTTTGTCGAGTAAGTCGATTTCTCTGTGTATCTGATCCATTGCTGGAGAGTTTTCTATAAACTCAGTAGCCCTCATAAGAAGCTTTTGTCTTTTGTTTTTAATTTCATCTGTTTTTTCACTATAGGCTTGTTTTGCGCTAATCAATGTTGATCGAGAGCGAACAGCTCTAACCAGATCGGCGTACACAGCTTCATCCATTGTTGCTTATTTCAGTAGTTTGCTCATCGTCTGATTCTTTTAAAAGAAAAACATTACACAGCTTTGCAAATTTAGGCCCTTCCTCAATTGGTTCCGGGAATCCGAGTTCACACTTTCCATCTATCAATTTGCCAGATTCGCCCTTGACCCAACGCAGGCATTTGAAGCAGCTGGTTCCCCCGTCGACAACTGGTTTTGATAGTCTTGGAATTTCTGGAAATACATCTTTGTAAGATTTTCCAGATTCAACAGATTCAATAGTTTGACGGCTAACTCCAAAATGAGCAGCTTTTTCTTTGGAGCTAAAAGATGTTGTTAAAATCCATTTTATATCTTCATCTTTGAGTTTCGACAAGCTACTTCGCATTGGGCTTTGAGAACGCAAGCACTTGTGATCTTAGCACTGGCTGGACCTTTTGACACCATGGGTGTTGAAACCGCTTTTCGACCAACCTCCAGCAATGCGCTACGGCGGTGATACGATCAAGACTCGGCCCATTGCCCTCTTAGTTCAGTTGGATAGAACAACAGACTTCTAATCTGTATGTCGCTGGTTCAAGTCCAGCAGGGGGTGTTTTAATCTGTAGCTGTACTACTGCCACCTAGTACAACTGGCACAAATGGTGCCTACTGGTCCGCCCCTCGGACGTAGATAGGGCGATACCACTGGACTGAACGCTCTGAACGCTTTGGCCCACGAAGCACTGTATGCCAATGCCCACGCCTCCAATGAGCCCTTATGCTGCTTGTGATTTTTTCCGAAGACTTACCAGGTGATTGCTGTCGTTGATACCTGAAATTTTTACCAATCCAGGTTGCTGGCAAAGGCTGCTTGCTTTCGTTTTTTGTAAACCCAAGTCCCTTGGTAACAGAAGCAGCTTTATCAACAGTAATTAATTCTGATTCGTAGAGATGCACCAACAATGAGTTGATTGCAATTCTTGCGATCAAGTCAATCTCTTTTGAAGTGTCTACTAGCTCGGAGTCTTTTCTGTATCTCACATTTTCGTCGTACCAGCTCTTCGCTCCTTCGTCTACATAGTCAACCCAAAAGTAAGATCCACTTTCTGAAACGGTTGCTATTTCAATTCCATTCGCCCCTTCCAACTGTTTAGGGATAATTCTATTTCCAGTTGAGCCAATAAATTGCTCCTGTATCTGTCTCTCCGTATCGGTCAAAGCTGGATGTATCTGGCCCGCTTTAATAACAAGAGCAATTACCTCTTCGTTGTCTTTGTCAAATACAAAATTTCTAGGTAAAAAAATATGAACATATGGCAAGACGCCAAGGATGTCCTTGCTCAGTATTGGCGTGGGGGTTTGCATGAAAGCCTTGCAAAGCTCTTTGCTGATATAACGAGCAGGGGCGTCAGCAAAAAGTGTCTGCCTGCAAATTTCTCCAATGATTCCAGATTGATAGTCTTTTTGTGCAAACGAAACTTGAGACATGTACTCACTGCCAATCAGTGAAATCATTTTCAAGTAATGATCCCAATTGTAATAACCAGCAGGGGATTTATATTTTTTGATTTTTGATAAACACGTTTCTTTGTAATCTGATTCCTCTTGAATATCGCTCAAAAGTGTAAAAAGTGGTTTTGAAAGAAAAGCCTGTAATTCTGTCATTAACGATTCTCCAAGCCATCAAAAGTCAAAGCATTTCTTTTTCTCCACTGCTCCCAGTCTTCTTTCGTGTAGCCCTTTGCGCAAAGCCCCCCTGAAATATTGGCGCATCCCATGCAGGCACAGGTCTGAGAATCGCACCAACGATTTCTCCAGCTAGCTGGTATCATCTGCATCTCTCTGTCAACATCCTCAACAGTATTTTTTTCAGCCTTATATTTTTGCACATAGGCACCATTGAGCCAGGCGATTTCAGTAATGCGACGAACATACTCCCCTCTGTCCTCATTTAGAAGTGGAGCCATTGCACTACCCTCGTTGTGCCACCAATTTCGATAAGCGGCAAGCAGTTGATCCTGTTCTGAGTTCATTGATTTTTAAATTGCAAGAAACAAAAGTGATTTAGTGATTAGCCGTTTAGTGATTTGGGATTGATGGTAAAACTAGCACAATATTCTAATACAGCGCGAGCAATTTCAACAAAAGTTTCTGGACTAATGTAATTCCAATCATTTTCGTTAAAAATCTTAAGCAGCTCCTCGTCTGTTAGGTTTTGCGACTGAACAACGGGACGGCCCCAGCGAGCCAAGACGGCGCGGGCTTTGCGAATTTCCAGCATTACCTCGTATTGCTTGACGTCCAGGTCAACCGCATCGGGATGCGTTGGAGGAAAATCACAAATCGCTTGATGTAACGATTGGCATAGTTCCTCGTTTGTCGGCTCTTTTGGCACTAGCTCAATGGCGGGGCGGGCGTAGTGTTGCAAAACAGCTCGGGCGGCAGGGTAAAAATCGTACAAGGTTAAGATTTCGCATCCGTCATCATCCGGTATTGCATGTTTATAGAACAATTCCTCTAGCTCCTCATCTGCCGCCCCCCGCAGCTCGGGCTGCGGCTCGACTTGGGCCAAAGCGGCGTAGATGGCGTCCACCTTGGCGTTGTGCTCTTCAGCTCCACAGTCGCAGGCAGAGCCAGCATTGTCATTGGCAGATCCATCCTCTGATTGTGGGCAGCTATACCAAGTGTCTTCGCAAGTGTAGTGATCGCGACGGGCTAATTTTGCCAGCTCAGTGCATAGTGCTCGGAAATTGGCTGGGGTGTTCATAGTTCGTTTCGTGTGATACTTGCTTCAGATAGTTGATCGTCATAGACCTTGCAGATAAATGCCCCATCCTTCGCAAAACCACGGGCCGTTGCTCCAGAGAAAGCAAGGTGTCGATGCTCGCAAAACGGCAGTAGACAGCTCACAATTTCATTGAACTGCATTAGGTCAATTCCAAAGCGTTCGATGCACTCGTCATCTAGGGCGTTGATTTGCGCGTCCGTCTTGGGCTCCGGCCTGCCGATCATCGCGGCAAACAATTCGGCGGCCTCAAAATCTTCGATTAATGCAATATGCTTAGTCATTGAATGGTTTAAGTGTGATGCTTACGTTTTGACCGAAGCCACAAGCTCCCCATTGAACAAGCCTCATGCCTTCCATTACCAAATGTGGTGCAGCGCCAGGGCTAAAGCGTTGAATCTTGGTGTTGGAGTTGAACCACCAAAAAGAACCAATGCGACCATGGTCAGAGTTGATATTCACAATCTTGTCCCCGTGTAATCACAGAAAGAGCAATGAACGCGATACTGAGGCGGGTGGCTTGTTAAAACAAAATTCGGGCTAGAATCCAGTAATTCACAGCCACACTCGGGGCAGGCGATACCATTCGGAGTTGAAGCACAGCCGAATTGTTCAACAAGATTAGCTTTGGAGCGATTATGCTCTTCTAATGAAGTCAGATCAGTCATTTGAGTCTCCAAGCAACGAGGGCGAGAATAGCAAACGCGAAAAGCAAGGTTGTTTGATAGTCAGTCATCGAAATTTTTATACTTAATAAAGTTGACCGTAAGGCTTGTCATCGCTCAGATCATCAGCATCAACAGTGTCGATGTCCTTCCAGCTTCCACCAGCACTCCATCCCTGCTCCCAAGTGAAATAACCTTGAAGCCTTAGCTCAGTGAAACCATTATCGGTTCGATGGCCAACAAGGCGATAGGCGTCGGGTACCGTTTTCTCAATACGGCTGACAGAAAACTGAGCTGTGCTCAGTTCGCTGACATCACCAAATAGCAAGTTTTCGTTGTTTGTTGATTCAGTCATTGAGAGCCTCCAATGCGCGGCGAACAACATCCAAATCGCGGATGTCCCAGTCTTTTTCGTTGTCTTGGATGAGGTCGATCAAGGCCAGCGCCTGCTTCTTCAAGCTCGGCGGCTTGGGGCGGCGGGCGGCGCGGCGAGGGAGAGTGTCATTGCCTCCTCCCACGGTGTGGGCTGCAAGTGCCACTGCCATAGCCGAAGCCGTGGCCGTCGCCGGAGCCGGAGCCGTAGCCGTAGCCGTAGCCGTAGCCGTCGCCGTAGCCGTCGCCGGAGCCGTAGCCGTAGCCGGAGCCGTAGCCGTAGCCGTCGCCGGAGCCGTAGCCGTAGCCGTAGCCGTCGCCGTAGCCGTCGCCGGAGCCGTAGCCGGAGCCGTAGCCGCCGAAGCCGATTGGCCTAAACATCATTTCAATCCCCACTGTTCGTCCACTGGCACAGAAAAGATTTCAGCGCCATCAGGAATGTCAACATCAGCCATTGCACGGATGTCAGCATTGCTTGGATTTTCAATGACCTTAGCAAAACCGCAGGATTCCCAACGGAACACCCATACAGCACGGCTTAGCTTGATGCGGCCATCCTCGCGGGTGACATCACCAGCAAAGATCCAACCGCGATCAACAACCACAACAGCACGATTGCCATTGGGAGTTGCAGCGGGAACAGAATCGGCGCGAATGTACTCAACGCCATTAACGGTAATAGTGTTAGACATGGTGATTGAATGAATAAAGAACAGGAGCAGGGTTAACGACTCAGCTCAATCGTCGGGCAGCGCCTCCAGGGCGCGGCGGATGAGGCGGTGTCGTTCAATGCTGCCTTTGTTCAAGATCGTGTCTCCCGTTGGGCCTGTCTCTGGCAATGGTTCCGGTCCCAGCGCCTTGAGCGCCTCTTCTTTCAGTCTCTGCGGCTTGGAGCGGCGAACGAACCTAAGGTCAGCCGCGAGAATCGGCTTGCGATACTTGGCTAGCCACTCACAACACGCCTCCAGCTCCTGGTCGGCGCCAGCGGCGTAGGCTTGACTGATCAGCCATAGCTCTCGGGTAACGCCAGCGTCTCGGATTCCGTGTGGGGCTGAGTTGCGTAGCGATGTCACCAGCTCTGGCGGTGGGGTGATGGGGTGTTGTTGTTTGGTCATTGTTTTAGTTTGAAAAGTTTTAAAAAAATTCCCCAACAATTAAATCGTAAGTGCCTGGCCCGTGCCCAATGCAATGTCGTGAGTCAATGCGATGACGAAGTAAAAAGTTAGGGCCGCGTTCACTATTGTTGCGGTAGTGAAAACTAGCTTCGCTTGAATACGAATCAAATGGCCCTCTCCACCAATCTGAATCCCAGTCGGTTTTGCTACTGGAAGATCTATTTAAAATCTCATCCTCCATTTCACTAACAGAAAGCTCTCTGTTGTATTCATTGCGAATGACAGATCCGGGGCGATTCCATAGCTCTTGCCAGCTCTCAAATCCATTAATACCATCTTCTGGTATTACATGAAGAGAGAAGCACCAGCCAGCACTTGACTTACCAATGTGCAGCGGCTCAAATGGGCGCCCACAACATTCGCAGTCGGCTCTTGGATAAAGGTAGTAATTAGTCCCCATTTGCTTTTGTTGCAGAGGCAGAAAGCTGATTGATTGCTGAACGAAGTTGAAGTCTCCTCATGTATGACCTAAGAATTTTTTCATCAGCAGTAAAATCAAGCCCCCATTTTTCCTTGAGAGCGATAATTTTTCCTAAGTCAATGACAAAGGATTCTGGTGTTTGAAGAAATTCCTCATATGTCAAGCAACGATTGTCAGTCATCATTTAACACACTCCAGCCAAACTAATCCGCGAACAACAGTACCGCCAGTGGCGTGACATTGTTTACTCGTGTAAACTACGCCAGCAAGGCTTGCAATTAATACAAGCGCAAGCAAGACATTTAGTATTTTCATTACCTCTGTTGTGATGGTGTCAACGCTGCAGAGCCTAGCACCATTAGTCCCAATTGGCAACCAGTGGCCTGCAGATGGCTATCATATAAGAAATATTGATATTAAAATGGCAGTTCAAGCAAGCATTCTCAAAAGACTTGTAACGTAACTTCGCAGAAATGCTTAAGTAAATACAAGCACAAAATTGTATTGCCTAGATCGAAATGGCCCAATAGGGCAACCAACGACAATTGCAATCAAAATGCAAACTATCGGGCTCAGTGAGAATAAGCCGACTTGGAATCGTCTCATATATCTCAGTATCGTCAACAAAGTCTGCCACACCAATTTCTTCAATCCAGCATTCTCCATTTGCGTTGCAGTCAAGCTTGCCTGGGCGAAGCTCCTGCATTGGAATCGGCTTCAATTCAGGTTGAATCAAATTTGCAGGAATTTCTTCTATAACGGCCCAAAACCTGGCAGGTCTATCATCATCAAGCATATCAATAGCCTTGATGGCCTTAATGAAACGATCATATGCTTCGTTGTTACTTGCTTTCGTGGATTGCTCTGCGCGAATAAGGCGCTTGCTTAGCCTTGACATTGAAATACCTGTGTTGTAATGGAGTTAAGCATAGCACATAGTGCTACCAATAGCGTGAATGCACGTTGAGACTACGGAGGGGCCATTGCTTGCACGTAAAAATTACTTGTACTTAAACTCTGTTCGCAACTTAACAATATATTTTCAACAAAACAGCTTAACTCATCAATATAAATAAATCTTTCATCGTACTTTGAAGGCTTTTTCGATTGATTTGTTGATGTGACAGGCAGATCGAGGCGACCTCCCATGGTGGCTGTGGTGGGCACACCGTTATTAAGGGGGGTATGCACCAGGGGGGAAACCCAGTAATGCCAGTGCTTTTGAACGGTTCTCCTGTTCAGCCCTGAGAGCCATGCCACTTTCCTTTGACTGAAGTCTTTTACTTGTTTGTATTTTGCTTTTAATTTCGCAAGAGTTGCACGAGTTTTATTAAAAAGATTGATATTGTGTTGTTTGCCGAGTGAGTTTTTATCTTTAATAACCGCTTCGCTGCCAAGAAACTCTTTACTTAGCGAGCTATTCGCAAGCCTCCTAGACCAAGCTGGTAAATCTCGCTTCGTTTCTTTTGAAGCGTGTTCTTCGTATCCTTCAAGGGCAATAGCTTCTTGATAGATAAGACTTGCAAGTATTTCTGAGTGTGTGACACTTCGATTCCTTAGTCGCACTTTTGTCGTAAGTGCAAGCAAAATGTCATGGCTTTGAGATTCGCCTGTCCACTTCAGTTCAATGCTGCTGAACTTACTGGATTTCTTAAATGCGGTAAATCCTTTTTTTGAAATGCGATACAGCTGATCCGCTTCTGCAATTGCTGTTTTCCATTCCGAGCAAATTTGTGTATTGTCCAGATCGTCAAGCAGTTGTTGATAAATCTGAATGGTGTCTTCGATAAACTTGTGCCCTCGGATCAAGGCTGAACCCTTTTGCCCTGGGAGGCGAAAGCCATTGCTGCGGCTTCTGCTGCCATTGGTGGAGTAGTCGATGCGTGAGGGGAAGACTTCAGCCTGCCCGCCCTTGCGCGTCATTCCAGCGGACCCCAGGAGCCACTCAGAGAGCCAGTAGGCAAGCCAGCTGTGAATCCTTTCGGGCAGGGCGATGTAGACGTGCAGGCCCCCTGATTCGCTACTGCGAAGGATCGAGACACGACAGCCAATCAGCTCTGCAGATCGTTTTAGCGCAAGCAGCTCTTTGCTTTCGCCATATTTTTCCCAGTATTGACTTACAGCTTTTTGTTTTTTATCAATATCAATTGTGATTGAACGTATGAGTTTTTCTGGGCGAATCCCGAAGATCTTTTTAGCAGCTGCTACCTGTTTTGCGAATGAAGTGATTTCGTAAGAGCGAAAGCAGGAAACCCATCCCTTCTCGTCTTTGAAAATAACTTCATGCCATTTACTCGGGTGGGCGATACCAAGCCACTTTATGATCAGTTCAAGTTTTTTATCTGTCTTTGATTTTACTTTTTTAAGTTCAAGATCAACGTTGCTTGGATTGCTTGAATTTGTTTTTGCTTTTACTTTTTTAATTGCATTTGAAATTTTGTCGATTTCACCAAGGCTGATATGAGTGCGCCTGTGTTCTGGGCGTGGTCCCTGGCGATATTTCCCCTTTGCCTGACCAGTCTGAGCCTCTTGTCTTGAGGGGGCTTGTCGGTTGAGCTGATCAGGGGCTAACATTTGTTCTGACATAGATCCGGCTTGCCGGTTCGTTTCCAGATCCCTTCCCGGTTCTAATCAGTCGGGGGTCTGGGTTTTCAGGAAGGTCTGAGGAGCGCCAACTCTTCGGACCTTTCGCCTTTCTAGGGGCTTGATCTAAGCAGTGTAGCTGAGCCTCCGTAGGCCTTCCAGCCCTGAGAGGCTAGAGAGCCGCCATGCTTTGGTTGACCTGGTCCCAGGCCTGCTTCCAGTCGAGTGAGGGCTCATTGGATTTGGCCGCTTTGTAGACGTGCTTGACGTAAGCCCTTCTTTCCGCCCTGGACAACTTGCTCCAGTCCTTTTCTGCAATTTCAGAAAGATTGACTGCTGACTTTTTCATTTAATTGTTTTGCGCTTGAGCTTGCGCTTATGGCACGAGCAATTCTAGCACGTTTACTTTTCGCAAAGAAAAGCCTCCGGGCCTCCTACCTCCCGGAGGCGACCAGCTCTCCATACCTATGCAAGCACTTTATCTTTAAGAAGAAAGCGTTTGTTTTGAAATGAAGATTGTAGCGCAGGCTACTTTTTCTTGCCCTGCCAGATTCCCTCGATTACTTGTTGATATTTTCCAGGTAATAGCTGTAAGTCTTTTTTGTGAATATTTACATGCCCCTTGCGCAGTAGCTCTGCATGATACATGAACTCCCCGAAAGCCTTGCTTTTTTCAGAGATGCTGTCTCTTGCGTATTTTTCAATTGCAGATGCAGCTGCTTTTACGCTTTTGCCGTTTTGCATTTTTCGCTTGAGTTTTATTCATCCTAGGCGTGGCATGTTGAAATAGTCTCTGATTTCATCGAGATGCACCGGGGTGAAATCATTACGCTCTAAACACGCATTGAAGTATCGCTTATCTTCTTTGCCATCAGGCGTATGGATAAGGTGACAGTGCAGATGGCCATGAACATTTCCTTTGTATC